TTTCGGCGAAGGCACGGCTAAAAGTTGTTTTCCGAAGCCGAATCACTTAGGAGATCATTTGGAAGCCTTTACAAAGATATGCGACCAGGCAAACCAGGCAGTGCAGCAGGCCAAGTCTATCACAAATAAGTATTCCGGCGAGCGCCTGAACCGCGAACAGAGACGTAACCAGAACAAGAATAAAAACAGAAACAATCACGCCGCTGTTTATCCTGTCTGATGAATATGCTGATTGACCTGCTGCCGGAGTATGTGGAGTTAGGAGGCGCTGAATATCCGATCAATACGGATTTTCGCGTCTCCATTCTTTTTGAGCTCATGATGGAAGATGCGTCAGTCCCAGAAGAACAAAAAGCCATAAAAGCAGTAAAGCTCTTTTATCCCGAGCTTCCGCCCGTGGAATTACTTCACGAAGCCGTAAAAGCACTTTTATGGTTTTATCAAGCCGGCAAAGAACAAAAAACGCCAAAGCGTAGAGCTAATGTCGAAGGTGAGGAAACTGATGAAACCACGGAAGACGACCACGTAGAGCGGATTTACTCTTTTGAGTATGACGACGATTACATTTATTCGGCGTTTCTCTCGCAATATCGGATTGACTTGCAGGATATCGAATATCTCCACTGGTGGAAATTCAGGGCTATGTTCAGGGCTCTTGACGAAGATTGCCAGTTTTGTAAGATCATGAGCTACCGGAGCATTAAAATCAACAATGACATGACAAAGAGCCAGAAAGCATTTTACCGCCGTATGAAATCCGTTCATGCGCTTCCAATACCACAAGAAGAACAAGAACGTATGGACGCTATTACGCAGGCCCTCTTAAACGGCGGCGACCTTACGGGCCTGATATGACAGGAGGCGGCACTTGCAAAAGGAGAAGAAAAAGAAAGTGCAATGCCCCGAATGTGATTATAAAATGCCGATTTTTTACAACGAAAAGGCAAATTGCGAAGGCGTGTTTACCGCCTGTAAAGGGAGAAATTGCACAGCCATATTTGAAATAAAAATAATCAACGGGAAACAGATTAAGTAGTGCCATTATGAGCCGATAATCGCAGCCCTTTTATGAAAAGAGGTGAGGATTTTGGCTTATGATGGCACTCTGAAATTTGATACCAGTATCGACACAAAAAGTTTTCAATCAGGGCTTAACAGCATGTCAAAGATTGCTGGTAACGCCATGAAAGCTACTACTGCCGTTATAGCCACAGCGTCTACCGCGATAATCGGAGTAGGTACGGCCGCGGTTAAAGTCGGCATGGAATTTGAAGCTGCTATGTCCGAAGTTCAGGCGTTATCCGGTGCAACCGGCGACGAGTTTAATATGCTTGAACAAGCGGCAATCGACGCCGGAGCCTCAACAGTATTCAGTGCTTCGGAGGCAGCGGCAGCCCTGAAATATATGTCCCTCGCGGGCTGGGACGCTGAAAAGTCTGCAAAAGAATTAGGCGGCGTACTGAATCTGGCGGCCGCTTCTGGCATGGATTTAGCAAAGGCCTCGGATATGGTCACAGACTACCTTTCTGCTTTCAGTAATTCGGCTATAAGCGCCGCCGATTTTGCTGACTTGCTGGCCTATGCCCAGGCCAATAGCAATACAAGCGCTGAACAGTTAGGAGAAGCCTATAAAAATTGTGCTGCGAATTTGAATGCAGCAGGCCAGGACGTTCAGACCGTTACTTCTTTACTGGAAGCCATGGCGAACCAAGGCGAAAAAGGTTCTACAGCCGGCACAAAATTACGGGCAGTTATGCGAGACCTGACCGCGCAAATGGATAACGGCGCCGTTTCCATTAACGGAACGGCTATTGCCGTCCAGGATTCGGAAGGAAATTTCCGCGATTTAACAGATATTCTTACCGACGTAGAAGCAGCGACTAATGGCATGGGCGACGCCCAAAAAGCTGCGGCCCTGCAAAGCGTATTTACTGATGAAGCTATTTCCGGCCTGAACTTAATCTTTAATGAGGGCATGGAATCCGTCGCCGGATATGAAGAAGAACTGCGAAACTGTAGCGGCACAGCAGAAGAAATGGCGGCGGTTATGAACGATAACCTGAAAGGCCAGCTTACTCTTTTAGGTTCCGCGCTTGAGTCTTTAGGAATCTCCATTTACAAAGGCCTTGATACTCCTTTAAAAGAAGTCGTTAAACAGGCGAATGAGTATGTGGGACAGCTTCAACAGGCTTTTAACAAAGACGGTTTTTCTGGCATGGTCACCGCTGTGGGCGATATACTGGCAGATGTTGTAAAGCGGCTTATGGACGCAGCCCCTGCGTTGATTGATACAGCAAAAAGTCTCTGTACCACGTTCATCAATTCCATATTAGAACACGCAGAAGAATTTGGGTCATCCGGTGCAAACCTTGTAACCTCTCTTGTAACGGCTATCATTTCCCTGGCTGGTGAAATGTGGAGTGCTGCCGTTACACTGTTTGCAGAATTTTTACGTGGCTTGGCCGAAAATGCGCCAAACATTATTGAGACAGCTAAACAGGCTATTGCACAATTCGGGACAGCATTAGTTGAAAATGCGCCTTCTATTGCCAGCTCTGCTCTTAGCATTGTTACTTCACTTTATAACGGAATTGTTTCGGCACTGCCTGAAATCACAAAGGCAGGCGTTGATATACTCGGCAAACTGACCGAGGGCATTAAAAATAATTTACCGCAGATGATACCGGCCGCTATGGAAACGCTTGTATCATTTTCAGGCTCCTTACGCGAAAATATCGGAACCCTGGTAGATGCAGGCCTTGAAATGATTATGGCCCTTGCGCAGTCGTTAATCGATAATATCCCTGTTTTCATTGAAACGATACCGACTATTATTACAAATATCTGTGGCATTATTAACGATAATGCGCCAAAACTGCTCGCAGCAGGCCTGGAACTTATCGTGCAATTGGCCCTTGGTCTAATACAGGCCATTCCTACTCTGATTGAAAACATACCGCAGATTATTCAGGCAGTCGTGGCAGCCTTTACAGCGTTTAACTGGCTAAGCCTTGGGCAAAAGATAATTACGTTTATTAAAGACGGAATAAAAAGCCTTGCTACTGCTATTCCCGAAGCATTGAAGAACATAGGAGCCAACGCAAAAACGGCTCTTCAAAATATTAACTGGTCCCAACTGGGTTCACAGGTTGTTACCTTTATCGTAAACGGCGTAAAAACACTAGTCATGGCGATTCCGAATGCCTTGAGAACGATTGGCTCAAAAGCCGTCAGCCTGTTCAGGAGCATTGACTGGGCCGATTTGGGAATAAACCTCATAAAAGGTATCATTGCCGGCATTACTGGTTCTTTAAGCGGTGTATGGGATGCAATCGGCAATTTATGCACAGGCGTACTGGATTCTGTAAAAAACTTTTTCGGCATACACAGTCCATCTACCGTTATGGAAGAACAGGGCGATTACTTAGTGCAGGGCATGATGAATGGCTTTAGCGCATTGCCGGGAGAGACTGAAAAATATACAGCCGATACATTAAACAAACTCACTTCCTGGGGAACAAAAACCCTGCAAAAAGCTACTGAAATCGGCAGAAATACGCTGGCAAATATCAATACGTATTTTTCCCAGCTACCAGGTAAGACACAAGGCAATCTTACTACTACACTAAATAAGTTAAATACCTGGTCCGGAAATGTTACAAGCAATATGAAAACGACAGCAATAAATGCTGTAAGCGTTTTTAATTCTTCAATAGCACAACTGCCAGGTAAAATTCAGGGCAACCTGCAAAATGTAACAAGCAATGCATTAAATTGGGGACGCAATCTTGCAAGCAGTTTCCGTAATATCGGCGTAAATATTATACGCGGATTGATTGGCGGTATTACGAGCATGGTCTCCGGCCTATATAACAGCATTGTAAATGCGTTATCCGGGTTGGTACAGCAGGCAAAAAATGCTTTAGGCATTCACTCACCTTCAAAAGTATTTGCTGAGGAAGTCGGCGAATGGCTTCCGCCTGGTATCGGGCAAGGTTTTAAGGCGGCCATGCCGGATTTAAAGCGTCAGACAAATGCAGAGCTTGCAGGCCTTGCGCAGAAAATGAAAGCAACAGTATCACTTGAGACGGAAAAAATTGCAGTCGATACAAATGCTTCACAGACCTATAAAGCCAGCAAGGAACGCCTGAGCCCGCTTGATGACGCGGCTATTGAGGTCAATATCAGCGGCGATATTCATACGCACGTAGACCTTGACGGTAAAGAAGTCGGTGAAGCAACGACGCCGTTTGTAGATAAAAATATGGGCCGTATTGATACCCATAAAAAGCGAGGTGGCTAATCATGACAGGTATTTCATTTGACGGCGTTCATTCCTACCGTGATTGGGGGCTAAAATTAAAAAGTATTTCTCTTGGCCTGCCAGAAGAAAAGCAGGCCTTTATTGATGTGCCTGGCATGAATGGTCAACTTGACCTGACAGAAGCGCAAAATGGCGGCTGCGTGTTCGGCTTAAGAACATTGGAATTTATTTTTGACGCCAGAAATTGTAATTATATAAATTGGACGTGGCTAGTCAGCAAAATAGCCAGAACCATTCACGGCGGAAAGAAAAAGATAGTATTAGACGTAGACAGCGAATATTTTTATGTTGGCCGGTGCGCCATTAACACAAAGAAAACAAATGAGGTACTTGCTGAAATAACAGTAACATGCAAATGCGAGCCGTTTAAAATGACAAGTACCTCTGAAAACGGCGAATGGCTATGGGACCCGTTTTCATTTATTGATGGCGTGATTCGGGATACTGCAGGACTTGCAATAAACAGCCCAGGCTCTTGGCAGAAAGTTTCAGTATATGGCTGGACCTATAACGAAGCCCTGGAAATACGGTCTTCAAACGCTATGAAACTGCAATTTAACAATCAGGAATATGACATACTGGCTGGGACAAATATTATGGTTCAATTTGACATTCAAGAAGGCGAAAACGATTTATTTTTTAAAGGCCAAGGAACGATTACGATTATACAAAGAGGGGGGATGCTTTAATGTATACAATAACAGCAGTTGTTAACGGAAAAGAATACCCTCTGCACAACTTAAAATCACGCAGATTGATTGTGAGCGACCCTTACTTTGAGATAGGAGACAATCTCAACGGTCAGGCAGAATTTAAGGTACATCCCGGGCATCCTTTTTATGAAAAGGTGAAGAAACTAACCACAGATATTATCATACGAAATGGTGAAAACGCAGAGTTCTACGGCCGTGTTCTGTATGACGACGAGGATTCTAATGGCACGAAACGGGTATTTGTAGAGGGTGAACTTGCCTTTTTGTGTGACAGCATTCAAAGGCCAAAAGAATATCATAATATCGGCGTAAGGGATTACCTGATAAATGTCATTAAAATCCACAACGACCAAGTAGAAGCCAGGAAGCGTTTTACTGTTGGCCGTGTAACCGTTGAGGACGCCAACGATAGCCTTTACCGTTTTTCTAACTGGGAAACCACGCGTGAAACCCTGAAAGCTAAATTGTCTGACACGCTAGGTGGCCATTTTGATATACGGCATGAAAGCGGTATTCGCTATCTGGATTATTTAAGTGATGATGATTACTATTCAAGGTGTACACAAAAAATTGAGTTTGGAAAAAACCTTTTATCATTCAGCAGAAACTTTGACGCAACAGACCTTGCGACCTGCATTATCCCTTTAGGCTACCGGCTGGAAGAATCCAGCATTGAGGGCTTAGAAGAACGGCTGACAATAAAAGACGTAAATGCCGGCGTAGATTATGTTACGGATGACGCGGCTGTTGCAGAATATGGGAAAATATATAAAACCATAGTATTTGATGATATTACGCTGCCAGAAAATCTTAAGAAAAAAGGCAAGCAGTATTTAACACAGACGCAATATGAAAAAATGGTACTTGAATGTACCGCGATTGACCTGCACCTTACAAGTACAGAATTTGAAAGTTTTTCGTTAGGCTCTCTCGTGCATTGCGTATCAAAGCCGCACGCTTTAGACGCCTGGTATCCGGTCACAAAGCAACGTTTTTACTTAACCCAATTTGAAAAGAATACCCTTACTTTAGGTGATGAGAGCAATAATGTAAGCTATACGTCGTCAAACCGTGAAACTACCGCTACATTCAAAGAGGACTTAGAAACATACCGTACTGGACTTACAGAAAGGATAGAAAAAGCCCGTTCAGATTTTAAGGTCGCTATAGAGAATGGCAATGGCCTGTACAGTACAGAAGTGGAACAGGAAAATGGAAATAAAGTTACCTACTACCACAACAAGAAAGACTTGGAATCGTCTTCTATCCGTCTGATATTCAATGACGCCGGATTTGCCGTGAGCAATGACGCCGGGGAAAACTGGTACGGCATAAAGGTAGATGGCGAATTTATCGCAAATATATTAAATACTATTGGTGTAAATGCCGGGTGGATAAATACTGGCGTTCTACGTGTTACTGACGCAAAAGGTAAAGAAGTCCTATACGTAGATGTAGACGCGGGGGTTGTAAGGATTACTCCGGAAATGTTTGCTTTATCATCCGGGGAAACCATAAATTCTATCGTTGAGGATGTGGCGAATAAAAAATGTCACGTATTTACCAGCCAGCCGAAACCGCCATATAATACCGGCGATTTATGGTTTAATGGCTCCGATATTCTGACTTGTACAACTGCAAGAAAAGATGGAAATTACCAAAAAGCAGATTGGGAGAAAAAGAATGATTATATAGACCAAAGCGCGGCAAATACTGCTGCTTCTAACGTCATACTTGAATTAAAGCAAGAAGATATTCTTAATAAGCTCACAAATAACGGCAAAAACAAAGCAATTTACATGATAAATGGAGAGCTATATATCAACGCAACGTATGTCCATTCCGGAGAACTTTCAGCAGACAGGATAAAAGGTGGAGAACTGGCAATAGGAAGCGCGGATGACGGAATAACAATGAATGGCCTACGGCTGTCATTCTATAAGAACGGTGAAGAGTTTGGCTATATTAACAGCTACTACGGCGCAGGAAAAAGTACGCCAGGAATAAACTTGACAAGTGATTATGGCGGAGTTCTTTTCCGTGTCAATTCAAGCAGCAAAGACCAGGCAAAATTAACATATTCTGTTATGGAAATTTTATCATATGAAGCCCATAAAGAACTGTACGGAAACGCAGGCACATACTATGCTGTCAGACTTGGCATCAATGCACCGGCATTTATTGGACGTGCCCTTATAGAAGACGCAACATTTAAAAATCCAATTTCTTACAATCCTGCAACTGTGTCGTCGTCAGCAACCGCCGTTTTTTCCAGCGAAAAACTTTATCAGTCCTCAGCGTCTTCCAAAAGGTATAAGGATATTGGGCGAGAGATGTGTTATGAGGATATACAAGAATTATATAACATCAATCCTGTATGGGCCAAATATAAAGACGGTTATTTGGGCGAGAATGATGAACGGCACGGCGTGGAACACCCAATGTTTATCGCCGAAGATGTAGAAAAATATGCGCCGTTGGCTGTTGACCATAATAAAGACGGCCTGGCAGAAAACTGGAATTACAGAGTTATGATTCCTTATATGTTCCAAATGCTGAAAGAGCAGAAAAACGAAATAGAGCAGCTCAAAAGTTATATTGAAACATCCAAAAAAGGAGGCGAATAGCTTATGCCGAATTTGGACCAGGAAATCCATCGGTTTTTAACTGCAAAATTTGGCGCAGATGTGAGAGACGCCTTTGTATCATGCGTCAGAAAAATACATGATGAAAATGAAGGATACGCCCAGCTGAAGAATGAAACGGTTGCAGCGGCGGAGCTTGTTGAAAGGCAGTCAGAAGCCATGCGGCAATCGGTAGAAGCTGCCCAGACAATCGCTTCGCAGGCTTTGGAAAAAGCGTCAAATGCTGAAAATGACGTTGCGGACGACCAAAGCCAGCTTGATTCTTTAAAGGAAACTGACGAGACAATAAAGCTGTCCTTAGAAGGAAAGGTTGACGGCGCGTATGTCGCAGACGGATATTTATTCTTGACGTCTAATAATGAAATCGTCGCGGGCCCGCTTGGCCCATTCTCTGGGACTGGCGGCGGCGGTGGAGGAACTTCCGGAAACAATGCGGAGCTTATGGTATCCAATTCTTCCGGGTGGCTGTCAAAAACGATTGCTGACGGGGATAACTGCCAAATATCGATAAACTGGTCTTCTGTTGAGGATGAAATGCCTACCGGAAACGGCACTATGAAAATCACGGTAAACGGCGTTACAAAAGCAATCGTTGACATTGCCCAGGGGCTTGTGGCAACGGATATTTCCGCGTACCTTACTGTCGGCTCAAATGTTGTTAAAGCCACCATATCTGACGTATACGACAATAGCCGTACCATCAATTTTAGCGTTACCGTAATCGCAATTTCCATCAGCTCAACATTTAATGCATCCGTCCCGTTCTCCGGCCCGGTGCTGTTTTCCTATACACCGGTCGGGTCCGTCCGGAAAACAGTGCATTTCATATTGGACGGAAAGGAAATAGGCACGGCCGAAACATCAGTAAGCGGCAGACAGCAGTCATATACGATACCGCCCCAAAAACACGGGGCGCATACATTCCAATGTTATTTTGATTGCGACATTAACGGGCAACTGGTCAGGTCAAATGAGCTTTACTATGAAATTATCTGCATTGAAACATTAAATGAAAACCCCATTATTGTTAGTGATTTCCATTTGACACAGGTAAAGCAATATACAACGCTGCATGTAAATTACGCAGTGTATGTTCCGTTAAGTCTTACGGCAACAGTGGAAATTTACGTTAATGACAAGCTGGCAAGCCGTCAGACGGTAGACCGCACGCAGCAGGTATTCACCTACAGGGCTGATGAAACCGGCAGGCTGGAAATTAAAATTGTTTCCGGCGATATATCAAAAACCCTGGATATTAACGTAGAGGAATCTGATATTAACGTTGACGCTGAGACCGAGCAGCTAAAACTTTATTTATCCAGTATGGGGCGCAGCAACAATGAAGAACACCCGGCAACATGGAACTTTGAAGATATTTCTGCAAAATTTACAGCCTTCAATTTTACTTCTGACGGCTGGCAAAGAGATACAGACGGCATTACAGTTTTGCGTGTTGCGGGAGACGCCCGTGTAGAGATTCCGTATAAGCCATTCGCATCTGATTTCCGCGCGACCGGCAAAACAATAGAACTGGAATTTGCGACAAGCAGCATTATGAATTATGACGCCGTAATTATGTCCTGTATGTCTGGCGGAAGAGGATTTTCCATTACGGCGCAAAAGGCCCTGCTAAAATCGGAGCAATCCGAGATTTCCACGCAGTATAAAGAGGACGAGCATGTACGGATTGCCTTCGTTGCAGAAAAACGGGTTGAAAACAGGCTGGTCTACTGCTACATAAACGGTATCATGTCTGGCGTTATCCAGTACCCGCAAGATGATGATTTTGCGCAGGCGAATCCTGTAAATATATCAATCGGTTCAAATGACTGCGTAATTGATTTATATTGTATCCGGATATACGATAATAACCTTACCAGGCACCAGATTCTCAACAACTGGATTGCCGACACCCAGACCGTTGACGACATGCTGTCGCGATACCAACGAAATGGCATATATGATGAATATGGGAACGTGGTAATTGCGCAGCTCCCTTCTGACCTGCCGTACTTGATTATAGAATGTGATGAACTGCCACAATATAAAGGCGATAAAAAAGCAATTAAGGGTTCGTACATTGACCCGGTTGTTACATCAAAGTCCTTCACCTTTGAAGGCGCGCAAGCGGATGTGCAAGGTACGTCGTCGCAGTATTACGCCAGAAAAAATTATAAGATAAAGTTCAAAGGCGGCTTTACGCTGAATAACGGCACAAAAACCGATACGTATCAATTACGCAATAATTCTGTCGGCACAAGCACTTTTACTTTTAAGGCTGATGTTGCCAGTTCGGAAGGGGCAAATAACGTAGAGCTGGTACGGCTTTATAATGACGCCTGCCCCTATAAAACGCCACCGCAAAAAGAAAACGGCTCTGTCAGGCAAGGCATTGACGGATTCCCGATTGTCATTTTCTGGAACAACGGAACAGAAACCGCTTTTCTTGGAAAGTATAATTTTAACAACGACAAAGGCACGCCGGAAGTATACGGTTTTTCTGACGGCGACGAATCCTGGGAAATTAAAAACAATACTTCTGACCGTACCCTGTTTAAGTCAGACGATTTCTCCGGAACAGACTGGCAGAACGACTTTGAAGCACGCTATCCGGAAGATAACGTAAACGCAGAAAATCTTGCCAGATTATCGTCCTGGCTAAAATCGACAGACCAAAGCGCCGTATCCTCTGCAAGCGAGAAGGCCGCGCGGCTACAAAAATTTAAAGAAGAATTGCCACAGTACATGGAAAAAGAGGCAGTTCTTTTTTATTATCTGTTTACAGAGCTTTTCCTTATGGTGGATTCCAGGGCGAAAAACGCATTCCCGACAGCCTTTCTTTCACGGAGCGGAAAATGGTTTTCACTGCCTTATGACTTTGATACGGCAATCGGAATCAACAATGAAGGCGCTTTGGTATTCTCTTATAACCTGGAAGACATTGACACGATTGACGGTGGCGCCGACGTATTCAACGGCCAGCAGTCTGTCCTTTGGGTAAATCTAAGGCAGGCCTTTTTTGACGACTTGAAAGCTATGTACCAGACATTACGGTCAACCGGAGCACTGTCTTACCAAGATACAGAAAACCGTTTTGAAGAGCACCAGGCAAAATGGCCCGAAGCTATTTTTAACGAGGATGCCTGGTTTAAGTATCTTGCTCCCCTGGTGGAATCCGGAAGCGCCGCCTACCTGTCTATGCTGCAAGGTTCAAAAGCCGAGCAGAGAAAATGGTGGTTATATAACCGTTTTCGCTATCTTGACAGTAAGTATAACGCCGGCGACGCTTTGACAGACGTTATCACAGTCAGAGGGTACGCAAAAGCGAATATTACCGTTACGCCATACGCCGACGTTTACGCATCCGTAAAATACGGGTCCTACCTGGTACAGGAAAGAGCGGCCCGGAATACAGAGCATACCCTTATATGCCCTTTGGACAACGTAAACGACACAGAAATTTATATTTACTCAGCCAGCCAGCTTGCGGATGTTGGCGACCTATCCGGCTTAATGGTAGGGTACGCCGAATTTTCCATGGCAACAAAATTGCAGGCGTTAAAGATTGGAGACGCCGCTTCGGATTATTCCAACGGCAATTTAACAGAACTCCATCTTGGGAATAACATACTGCTGAAAACAATTGACGTAAGAAACTGCCCGAACCTGACGCAGGCGGTTGATATTTCCGGCTGTATCAATATTGAGGAAGTCTATTTTGAAGGCTCTTCGATTACTGGCCTGCTGCTGCCAAACGGCGGCATACTAAAGAAATTACATTTACCGCAGACAATTACAAACCTTACCATACGGAATCAGACGGCGTTAACCGATTTATCTATTCCATCCTACTCGAATATATCTACGCTGCGGCTCGAAAACGTAAGCGCCGCCGTAGACAGCCGTTCCATGCTGGAAACGATTCCGGCTAACAGCCGTGTCAGGATTATCGGATTTGCCTGGGAAGCCGCGGACGCTGCTGAAATCTTCGGCCTTATGGATATTATTGACACCATGAGAGGCTTAGACGAAAACGGCAATAACATGGATACAGCCCAGTTGTCTGGTACGATACATTTAGACTCTATTACAGGTGCTGACCTCGCCAGAATGAACGCCAGGTACCCCAATATTACGATTGCCTACGACCATGTACAATCATATTGCTATTTCTACAATCATGACGGCTCTAAGCTGTTATATACGGCCACCTGTAAAGATGGCGCGGACGCCATATATTCAGGCTCAACGCCTAGCCGCCCATCTACGGCGCAATATACTTATGCCTTTGCCGGTTGGAGCAAACAAGCAAACGGGTCTGCCGACAGCAACGCCCTAAAAACTGTTACAGCCGACAGAAACGTATATGCCGCATTTACGGCCACAATTAGAAAGTACACCGTTTATTTTTACAATGGTTCTACCCTGCTGCAAACAGTACAAAATGTAGCTTACGGCAGCAGCGCAACATACACAGGCACAACGCCTGTCAGCCCTGACGGCAGCCCAGAAGATTATCCATTTGAGGGATGGAGTCCAGCGCCTACCAATATCCAGGGTAATACAAGCTGTTACGCACAATTTGGCAGCCCTCTTGAGGTAAAAGAAATTGAGGACAGTTGGGAACAGATTATTGCAGCAGTTAACGACGGGTCGTATAAAACGAAATACAGCGTCGGCAATTATAAGCCACTCGACCTTGGCAGCGAAGGCATTGTAAATATGCAGATTGCCGGCAAAGATTCAGACCTGCTTGCAAATGGAAATGGCAATGCCCCGCTCTCCTTCATCAGTAAAGAACTGTTAAAGACAAGCCGCAGAATGAATCCGTCCTTAGTAACAAACTATGACGAGTCCACAAAACCGGCTTGGGTTACAGATGAAAGCTCTGGCGGTTGGAAATCTAATAACCAAAACGCTGGCTCTTCTTCAGCAACGGCTACTTGGACAATAACAGCTACAACTGCCGGCACTTTAACTGTTAGTTATAAAGTAGGGTCAGAAGCAAATTATGATAAACTGACGGTTAAGGTTAATAACGAAATTGTTGCCAATGCCATTAGTGGTAATGTAGATTGGGCCAATCATGAAATCGCATGTTCGACCGGGGATGCGGTCACTGTAACGGCGACTTACTCAAAAGACAATTCCGGCGACCAAAACGGAGATACCGCATATATCAAACTCAGTAGCTCCGGCACGATTGAAATAGCGCCAAATCTTGGTACGCTGACAGTTAAAACACTCCGGGATTATCAGGAAGGCACCGGCTCCATTGGAGGCTGGGAAAAGACAGAAATGCGTACTTACCTGAAAGAAACGATTAAGCCTTTGATTCCAGAAACCGTACGCAACAATATTAAGACAGTCAATAAAACGCAAGCGGCCTATGATTCAGATGGAAAATCCTTCACACAGACAAGCCAAGATGACGTTTGGATTCCTGATTACAACGAAGTGTTCTCCGGTAAATATAAAACCTTATTCCCGGATAACGCTAGCCGAGTTAAGCACAAAGTCGGCGCAACGTCGGCCATCAGCTGGTGGCTTCGGTATGCTAGCAGCACTAACTACTTCCGTTACGTCAGCAGCAGTGGTTCTTACAACTACAATAGCGCCTACACCACGAACGGCGTGGCCCTCGGCTTCTGTCTCTAATCCGGAATCCAGGAATCTGGCCCCCTTGTGGGGCCAGATTCAAAAGCAAAGGAGGTAAAAAAATGGCGGTTCCAAAAGGCAAACGCTCCGAGTCAGGCATGGAATTTATATACAATGCCAGAAACCTGCAAATTTACACGATTAAGCGGTGCACAAATTTTCCTAAGAGATATACCTTTTACATAGGTCAGCAAATTGCAGATATTGCAAATCATATACATCACTGCGTAAAGCTCGCAAACAGTATTTATCCAACGAATCAGCATGAGGCACAAATGCGCCGGGACTTCTTCTTACAAGCAAAAGCAGACCTGCATAGTTTTATTTCTCAAATTGAAGTTGCTGCCGAATTATTTCAAATTGAGCCAAGCTCCATGCATTACTGGATGGATATGGTCTATGAAGAAATCCGCCTTATAAAAGGTGTATTGAAATCAGATAAGGAACGATATAAAAATCTTCCATAAGCAAGAATTATTGGTTATATTCTGTAAAATACCTATTTGTCGGCCAACAACTGGTGGCTTCGGTATGCTAACAACACTAACAACTTCCGTAACGTCAACAACAGTGGTTCTAACAACAACAATAACGCCAACAACACGAACGGCGTGGCCCTCGGCTCCTCTTCTGCCAGACAAAGTAACCCCTACGGCGAAATCAGCGCGAATTGGAGAGAAGGAGAATATGACCATCCCAATAAAACGGGTAAATAAAAGCTTTGATAAGTCTGGGCGGACGCTGCTTGCATGGCTGGAATTGATGGTGATTTCCAGTTTCATGCCCATTGACTTTATGTGGATAACTTAACCATCAAATATCCATACGGAGCTTATAGAGAGAAGGTAACCTTATGACAAGCGAAGAACGGCATGAAATCCGGTATCTGCGCCGGAAAGCGGCCAGGGCAGAAAAGAAAAAGAACAGCTATTCTGGCTTTGATGATTTTAACCAGGTATTTTCATACCATAACCTTTACCAGGCCTATAGAGCCTGTCGGCGCGGAGTCGCCTGGAAAGCAAGCGTACAAAAATATATTACCCTTGCGCCTTTAAATGTCGCCCAAACTTACAATCGGCTACATGACGGTACTTTTAAGAGCAGCGGATTCTTTGAGTTTACTATTTCTGAGCGCGGTAAGAAACGCCATATCAGAAGCGTAACTATGGGCGAGCGGGTTGTACAGCGGTGCCTATGCGACAATGCCCTGGTCCCAATGTTAAAACGCTCCTTCATTTATGACAATGGCGCCTGCCTGAAACATAAAGGCTACTCTTTTACGATAAACCGTCTATGTTTACATCTACGGCAGCACTACAGAAAATACGGAACGGCTGGTTATATTTTACTGTTTGACTTTTCAAAATTTTTCGATAGTATATCACACGCATTGCTGCGGCAGATTCTACAGAAAAATTTTACTGATGAAAGACTGCTTAAACTCACGCAGCATTTTATTGACGCTTTTGGAGATTCCGGCCTTGGCCTGGGAAGCCAAATCAGCCAGTCGCTAGCATTGACGACCGCCAACAGGTTAGACCATTACATAAAAGAAATACTCCGCATTCACAGGTACGGCCGGTATATGGATGACGGGTATTTGATTCATCCGAGTAAATCACATTTACAAAAATGCCTGAAAGAAATAACAAAGATATGCCAGGAGCTTGGCATTACCTTAAACAAAAAGAAAACGCAAATTGTAAAATTGTCGCACGGATTTACTTTTATGAAAGTCCGTTTCTTTTTGACGCAAAACGGAAAAGTCATAAAGAAAATAAACCATTATTCCGTTACAAGAATCCGCCGCAAATTAAAATGGATGCGAAGAAGGCTAGACCTGGAAAAACTCAGTCTGGAAGATATACAGGCCACATGGCAAAGCTGGAAGTCCTATGCTTCAAACTTTAACGCCTACCGGACTGTACAAAACACGACGAAGCTATACAATCAGTTATTTATTCTGGATAGAAAGCTGGCTTAACCGCCCGGCTTTTTATTATATAAAAATCCAGAAAGGAGGCAAGACACAGAAACCCGTAAACCCTTAAAAGCCCTTATGCTTATGCGTAGGGGCTTTTGCATTCTACGCAGAAAGGAAGATAACTATGAAAACAAGTATTTGCGCTACTATCGGTATGATTGGGAGCTTTATCGCTTCACTTTTTGGCGGTTGGACTGCTGCCCTGACGACTTTACTCATTTTTATGGGTATTGATTACCTGTCAGGCCTTTTAGTCGCCGGCATATTCCATACAAGCAACAAGACGAAAACAGGCTCTTTAGAAAGCCAGGTCGGCTGGAAAGGCCTATGCAGAAAAGGCATGACCCTTTTGATTGTATTAATCGGATACCGCCTGGATTTGGCTATAGGCGCACATTACATCAAAGACGCCGTCACGATTGGCTTTATTGCAAATGAGTTAATCAGCATTGTTGAAAATGCAGGGCTTATGGGAATACCAATGCCGGCAATTATCATGAGGGCCATTGACATTCTGACAGAAAAAGTTGAAAAGGAGGACTAACCTATGAGTACATCCGCAAATAAAGTATTGACCCAGGCACAAGCCTGGGTCGGCAAAAAAGAATCTGACGGCTCCCACAGAATGATTATTGACATTTATAACCGACATAGGCCGCTTGCCAGAAATTACAAAGTCAAATATACAGACGCCTGGTGCGCAACTTTCGTTTCGGCCGTCGCCATTAAAACGCAAAATACCGATATTATCCCGACAGAATGTGGCTGCGGCCAAATGATTGAACTCTTTAAAAGGCTGGGCTCCTGGATTGAAAATGACGCGTACGTGCCAAAAGCCGGCGATATTATCTTTTACGACTGGGACGATTCGGGCAAAGGCGATAATACAGGCTGGCCCGACCATGTAGGCATTGTTGAAAACGTATCCGGCAATATAATCACCGTTATCGAAGGGAATAAAAATGATGAGGTAGGACGTCGGGTTATTTCGGTCAATGGAAAATACATTCGCGGTTATGGCGTACCAAAATATACCGCTTCTGCCGCTGCCCCGCCAAAGTCTCCGGCAAGCCAGAAAGTAAGCGTTGACCCGGCCAGAAGTTTTAATAAATCTTTAGCCGGTACATATCAGACCACTGCGGATTTACATATCCGGGCAGGGGCAGGAACAAATAAGGCCTCTCTTGCAATCCTCAAAAAAGGCGTAAACGTACAGTGCTATGGTTATTACACCACTGTAAACGGTACAAAATGGCTTTACGTTGCCTGCGGTAGCCTGACAGGCTTTTGCTCAAGCAACTATCTTAAAAAATAAGCTCCATTTTCGAGTTTTAAGGCTATGGCTAGATATTTTATAGCCTAAGCCTTTAAAACGCGAATATGGAGACCTGGGAGGCGTTTAAATGGGTAATACAAAGCAAATACCAATTACTGAAAAAGGAATTACTGTCTGCGGACAGAAATTTTCTGAAATTTTATTTTTATCTGATAAAAACGAAGTTCTCGGCATGGTCACTGATACCGGTGAAATTGTTTGGCATGACGGATATAAAGTTGAGTGCGCGCCTGCTGAAACCTAGCCAAGGTTATTACGGGTACTGCTATCTGGATTTGAAACTGGCGTTTTTACGCCATTTATAACTCTTACATGGTGATGCGGATAATTGCCGTTCTCAATTTGCCGTACAAATTGCGGGCGGCTCATATCTGCACCGGTATAATTATCATGAAATCTTAAATTTCTTCCAGTTTCTGATTCTTTGGTTACTGATACTCTTCTAGGCATAATCATCATCCTTTCTACAAATAAGTAACAGTCACACACCCAATCTCGCACCGAATTCAAATTCTCATACAGTATATAGTGTACATGATGTATTGTCAAGCACTAAATATAGTATTTTTATCCTCAATTTAGCAATATTATTAAATTCGCACAGAAAACCGGCTAAAACTCCGTGCGCTTTGTCGGCATACGGATTCTAGCAAACACGTTAGAATGAATCTATCAAATGAACGTTAAGCACCGCAAGAAACAATTGGCAATGGCTGAATCAATTGGACCTGACTGAAATACTGGCGCAAATGGAATAAATAAAATGGAGGATAAGAAAATGATAAAAGTAAAAACAATGGAAGAAGCGTGGACAAAGGTAAATGAGATTTTCCCTACCGATTACGCAAAGGACAACGATAGTAGCGAACGCGCCGGCTATCCAATTTATAGGAGTACAGCAGAGGGCCATTACTACGATTACATATGCGATTTAAACAACCGACTGGAAATCAATCTTGCCGAAGGAAATCAGACAATCAATATTTGGATAATAGCAGAAGAACAAGGCGAAGATGTTGAGGTTACAGTTGTTGCAAAAAGCGGGGAAACAAGAGTATACGCAACTTATGCCGAATTTAAAAAAAAAGAGTTCCGTTTCTTCTTATCAAGCGGCAATCGCTACGAGGATAACGAAGCACATTACGAAAAGATTATTCAAGGCCTGCGCGAGATTAACGAAAATGATATAAAAATAGAAACACATAGAAACGGACTGACGGCCATATTTGCTTATAAGAAATGGAGAAACTAGGCTAAATACCCGCCCCGGAGGTCACGAAGGCAGAAAGGAAGGATAAGGATGAATAGAGTTGTAGAAATTCTGATGAAGCGGGACGGCAATACAAAAGAGAAAGCGGAAAACCGCCTGGATGAGTGCCGCCGTCTGTGTGATGAATGCCTAGCGGCAGGTGACTATGACGGCGTAGAAGATACGATTGCCTGCGAGCTTGGCCTTGAGCTGGACTATCTCTTTGATATTCTGGATTAGCCCAGGAACTTCATATTTGAGTTTTAAGGCCTTGGGCTAATAAATTACTAGAGCCTGGCCTTAAAACTCGAATATGGACGAATTAAGAACCTTAAAACAAGTTTTATTCTTGGCTGTTAGTATCTGCTTTATTTTGTTTCTCATTTTGCTTTTTAGAACCAACAACGAAAGTCCTGACTAACCCTAAAAGGGAAGAACCACTTACGGCACTACCGGCAATCGCATTGGCTGCGGACGAAGGATTTAAGTACACTATATAAATTCCGCCTATAATTCCCACTATTGCTATGACAAAACCAGTTATAATTCCGAACAGCGAATCACGGCTCGCAAGCTGTAAACTTTCTTTTTCCATACTTCTTCTATGCCGGGCTTGGTCTTCTGCCATTTGAAAGATTTTTTCGGCTGCTCCAGGAAAAGCATCCTCATATTTTGCCAGAATTTCAGGCGGCGGCAACGGACCAGAAAACTCAGAATGACGTTGTTCCGCCATCAGCAAATATCGTTTTTCAACAGCTTCTCTTTCGTTCTCTGCATTTTCAGGTAATGAAGGCGTTTCAACTTTATTTTGCATAGTTTCTTCGTCCATAAGAATCTAAAGCCCTCCCTAAATCTTTCCCTACGGCAATAAAATCATTTGCAATCTCATGAGCATCAAACGCGTTCGCTTCTTCGTCTGTCATAAAACCGGGATAATTTATTGAACTAAAATCCCATATATCCAATACCTTTGAAATGCCGGAAAAGAAAAATTGTCTTAGCTGAACAGCATAACTAGAATATAATTTATGATTATGCATAAAATTACTCCTTTCCGTTTTTTTTTAATATATGCGCAAAAGCGTGAATTTTTTAAATACTATATTATCTATTATAACAAAAAAGCAAAGCATTGATACTCTAAAATTTTACCAATATTGATCTGCGTTTTTGTACAAAATAAACAAAATTTACCAATATATAAGTCATTTTGTGAAATATTTGCTACTTTGCAGTTGATTTTGCTTTTTAGAAATTTGGATTCTCTTTCGGCGGTATCGTACAATGGTATCGCCGAATTTCTGTTTGTTTTGTCAGCATACGATTTTCAGCAATAGCGTTAATATAAATAATGTCAGATGACAAATACGGGCCGACTGCTCCAACAGCCGGCCCAGAAAGGAGAAAGAGCCGAAGCTACAATACTCACTAACCGAATCTATTGTAGCACGGGTTCAGCAGAAAAGCAATGAGCGATAAAGATTTTGAAGAACTTATCTTAATGCTTCGCGAAGACGGTTTTACCGAAGAAGAAATTGAAGAAATCATCATGAGAATCGAAGACGGCCATTCAGTAGATGCCGCAATCCAATGGAACATGGAGTAAGTAAAAGGGGCTGCGAAGCCCCTTTTATTCATACCGGACTCACCAGACGTCCATATTCGCGTTTTAAGGCTTTGGACTGATAAATTACTAAGCCTTCAATAAAAACTCGAATATGGACCAATTAAGAGCCTTAAAACTCGTTTTATAACGGCCCGGGGCTTTTACTCAGTATCCTTTTTAGCACTATTAGTAAAAGCGCATGGAAAAACTATGGAACTTCCGGCAGTTACGTCAGCATACGAATTTCGGCAAACACGTTAATATAAATATATCAGATGAAACACGCCTGATAAAAATACGGACCAGCCGTCGCACCGGCTGGTCCAGAAAGGAGAAAGAGCCAAAGCTACAATCCTCCAGCTAAAAAGTAAATGGATTTAGCTAAATGCATTGTAGCACGAGTTCAGAAAAAAGTAAATGGATACGGCAGAAGAAATTAGAAGGCGCACGCTGACCTACCTTCTGGATGAAGCCAATAAGTTCTATGCGAATCCGGAAAACAGAAAAGCCTATGAAGAATGGGCAAAGACCGAAGAAGCAAAAGAATACGAAAAACTCTTCAAACGCTAAGAGCAAGGGCCGTCCGGGAAACCAGGCTGCCCGTATCGCCAAACAAGCCTTGCTGCAGCAGAAAGCAGCAGAAAAGCGCAAACCTATTTAACTTATATAATTTAAGAATTAAGAGTTTATATGTATATTCTTATTTTTTATAAAGTCTTATATTAATTCTGCTACTTTTGCTACTTTATATAAAAAAGTCAATAAAATCAAGGCTTTGGACGAGCAGCAGGCCTGGTAGCAGAGGTCTGAAAACTGCTGCTACTGCTACCGGGCCAAAGCAAAAGAGCAGCAGAGTAGCAGATTCAACGTATACGTATATAACTTTTGTAATTTAAGAATTAAGAGTTTATATGTATATTCTTATTTCTTATTTTAATTATTTATAAAATATCTGCTACTTCTGCTACTTTATAAGAAAAAGTCAGTAAAATCAAGGCTTTGAGGCGGTAGCAGGCCCGGTAGCAGAAGCCTGAAAACTGCTGCTACTGCTGCCCGGTTCTTAAGTTCCGGCAGAATTGCATAGCAAAGCTGCTTAAATCCTGGCGGTTATGTCGGCATACGAAGTCTAGCAAACACGTTAAAATAGATTTATCAAATAAAACAAACGGAGGTAAACAAAATGTTAGCACACGGTTATAAAGTAACAGTTATCTTTAATGATGGTACAGACGCAAGGACGTATGAGTATAAATCTGAAAAGGTTGCTGATTCTGTAATTAAGTCATATAGACGGCAGTCTTTTGTAGCTAATGTGATTAAGGAAGAATTTTAAGGAGGTTTAACATGGCGACATTTACGATTTTTAAAAATAGCAAAACTGGCAAGTGCGTAGCCGTTTATGACCATCAGCTTCCTACCCAGACGGGTATTGGCGAAAAAGAGGAATGGGTGCCAGTCCATTACGGACAGGCTACCGGCTTCCTTGATAAGGTCAGGCAGAGAAAAGAGTTTGAAGAAAGGAGCGGAAAAGCATGAAGGAATACACTTTTGAGGAACTCGGCTATTTTGCTGAAAGAGAATGTCAGGCTATCAAAGATAGCCTGCAAGGGTACAGCTATATGAATTTTGATATTACCTGGAGCAACCAGGCTGGAAACTGTGTTTTGATTCTGCGGACCGATTACGAGGACACGGCGGAAAATATCAAGGCTTTCTTTTTGCATTGTGCTCTCAGTCATATTTTTCAGGGAAAGGAGCAAATGTCATGAAGCTAAGTAAATTACCGTTCAAAGAAATTAGCCTTGAAGATATGCCGTTTTATTTCCGTCGCAGCAATACCGGCAACACCTATATTATATGTGGACCAGTCAGGCGCGGAGGCAACGAGCCATATTGCTACGCCCAAGAAAAACAATGCGCAGGCCATGTGTGCCGTGTTCTTTCTCCTGAAAAAACTTTTGACAAGGCCTTAGTAATACGAGATGACGGAACCGTCTGGAGCATATGGCTTTCCAGTTTTCAGGAGGTCTGTTTGCTCAAAATTCGGGACGATACTTTTCAGCCGGAAATTTTTAGGAGGTGACAGTGTGATGCATATTTACATAGTAGTGATACAGGCAGAGTATTCTCTGCCGAAGGTCAGCCAGGAGGCTTATTCTACTCTTATCGGCGCACAGAATTTTATTGAGCATAGAGGCGACGAGCCAAGAAAGCTGACGGATTTTCAATATGAAAGTGATCGGTACGAGTATAACATTTATGAGCTGACTCTCCGGTAAACCTGCATAGCAGAACCGCTGGAACTTCGTGCGCTTCGTCGGCATACGGAATTTAGCAAACACGTTAAAATAAAATCATCAAATGAATGTGTGTGACCGTAAGACTCCATGTGAGCGGGTGAGAGCCATTCAGGAGATAAGCAAAAAGAGCCCAGCAGGTGCAAGCTGCTAGGACTCAGAAAGGAGGTACCACCCTATGAAGGGATATGTAACCTCAGCCGGTTATATGGGTCTCGTTGACGGTGAGTATATGTTGTTCGCAACTGAAACCGAATATTACGAGTACCTGACCGGGTAATGGGCGGCGGCCTTCGGGCCGCTTGCCATGAGGTTATTATACTATGAGTTTTTCAAAAAGTAAACGACAGGAGGTAAAAATTTTGAAACAGGACAGACTTACCGCAGTTTTGGTAGATACAGAAAAAGGGTTTTTCGGTATTGTGAACGTGCCGAACGAGCTGGACGCTTTTTATAAGGTGCTCGGCTGCTCGTGTATCGATATTACGGTACGCCGGATTGGCACGGCGAATTTTGAGATTATTTGTGACGACGAAGGCCTTTTGGTAGAGTCGCCAAGAATCTCGGCAATTAACAATTTAGGACGGCCACAATTAGTAGGTAATCTTTTGATTGTAGGCCGGGGCGACGCAGAGGGTAATTTGACAAGCCTGACAAATGAAGAGGCCAATTATATTCTCGGCAAGGTTCAGTTATTGACAACGCAGAAAATTAAAACGCCGTACCCGATACTGACACAATGCGAGTACGCATAAGAAGGAGGACATTTATGGAGAAAAATTATTTAGACTGGCTGGGCGAGGCTTACGGAAAATTGGTGGCCGACCAGGACATTCCGAAGTTGGAAAAGAAATTGCCGGACGGGGACAAAATTTCCGTTTATCGCGTTGGCGATATTATCCGCTGCGATATTAAGCGCCCGGAAACAAAACGGAGGTAGCAAGATGGGATTGAGAGAAAAAAGACTTGCGAAAGGTCTTACGCTAAAGCAGCTCGCAGAATTATCCGGCGTGCATTATATGAAAATCCATCAGATTGAAACGGGCAAGATTAAGCC